CGGACGCGCAGGGGAGGGGTGTCGGAGGCGGACCCGTTCCCCTTGGTCAAAAGTATTTTGACGACCTGGCGAGAGGCAATACCCCGGCTGGTGACATTATCGTCAATCCGCCCGGGTCTAAGGTTATTGCCACTAGCAAGAACGCCGCCGGCCAGATCGTCGAAAAGCCCTTGAGCGGAAAGGACCGAGTGGAGCGGCTCATGATTATGGTCCCATACCTGAAGCCCCAGACCACGGCCAACGGGTACATCCGCATCCAGGTACCCAACCACCCATTTGCCGACGCGTATGGGACCGTGGCTCTCCATCGGATAGTGTGGGAGCAGTACCACAACAAGCGTGTGGCCCCGTGGGAAGAGGTTCATCACAAGAACGAGGACATCACAGACAACAGACCGGAAAACCTGGAGCTCCAGCCCACCAAGGAAGCGCACCAGGCCGTCCATGCCGGGCGTACCCCGACCGAGCTCGAGTCCAGTTTTCCTCTCAACTTCGACAGGAGCCTGAATCCAAAGCCACAGACCGAGGCGGAGAAGAAGGATCAAGAGGATCTTCTGAATGGTCTTACCACTGTGGCTGGACTTGGGTACAAGTATTCGGACATCGTCCCGCCGGAGAGAGGGAGGCCCGGCAGGCCGGCTCCATCTCCGGGACTCGAGCGGGGAGGAGCCGCGGAACCCCAGGCGCTATTGGCATACCCGGGGCCCCCTCCCGACCGCCTGATAAAGTCGGTTACGAAAAGAGGTCTTCGGTACGTAGAGCCGGCCAGGAAATCCACCATCGAGAACGACGGCAGTACGTTCAACTCCACCATGGGAGACATGGGTATGAAAGATTACTACGTCTCCGGCATCATTCCGGAGGCGCGGGTGAAGTATCCCGGGAACGACGTTCCGGCGCAGATCATGGAGAAATTCTGGAAAGACAACGCGGAACTCATCGCCTCGGACCCCCAGCACCTTGGGGTTGGAACGTGGTTCAACAAGAAAGACGGCATGACGCACATCGACGTGGTCGCCACCATCCACGCGAATGAGAACGGAAAGGCCGCGGTGGACTACCTCGGCCGGAAATACAAGCAGATCGAGGTCACCTATCTGAAAGATTTCAGCGGGTGGAACACCGGTGGCGACGGAGAGTCGATCGACCCTAATTGGATGCCCCCGATCGAGAGAATGTTCGACCCCGAACTCCGCAGGATCATGGGCGAAAAACCCAAGGCAGAGCCCGGGCCCGAAGGCGCACCTCCAGTAGAGGCTCCTCCGTCTGGTGCGCTTCCTCCGGACATACCCCCCACTCCTGCCGCGCCCAAGGCGTCCGCAGAGACGGTCCCCTCTGGAGACCCGGTGGTCCAGCTCCTCGATGCGCTCCAGTCCCCCGGGCTGACGGTCCGCACCACGGAGCAGGGGTCCTCGTTCCGCGAGAGATCCGAGAAGTGGCTCACCAACTGGCTCGACCGCTTCTACCCTGTCCATAAGTATTCGAAGGTGGCCGGGAAACTACTCCAGGGCATGAACCCGTCGCTCATGATCCGGGCCGGCTGGCTCTCCGGGGTAACCGGGCGGGCCGAGGCCCTGATTTTCAAGGGCGGGTTCAAGACTGACATCTACGGGAAGAACGTCCGAACCGGAGAGAAGCCGCTCAAGGAGATCTTCGCTCCGCACAGCGGGGACATGCCCGGGTTCGACAAGTACCTCGTCAGCCGAGCGGCCATCGAGGAAGAGGCCCTGAACAGGTTCAGGAAGCCGGAGGACTGGGTCAACACCGGCGTGGACCTCAACGAGGCGCAGGCTTACGTCACGGCCAACGCGGCCAAGTATGACGTCCAGGCAAAAGAGTTCACAAAATACTTCCACGCCCGATTAAGTGAACTATCCGAATCTGGGCTGATCGACCCGCAATTCGCGGCAGATCTCCGCTCCAAGCGCCCGAACTACGCCCCTCTTCGGAGAGACCTCGAGTTGCTCGGCGACGCCCTTGAGGCCGGCGGGTCCAAGGGTATCAAGGCCACCCTGGACAAAGTGACAAGTCCCCTGCGCGAGAGGCTCGGATCGGACAAGCCGATCCTTCCCCCCACCCAGTCGGCCATCATCATGACCTACGAGATCACGAACGCCGTCCTTAGACAGCAGGTGGCCAAGGCCACAGTCGATCTCCGGAAGCAGTTTGGGATGGAGGACATCATCACCCAGGTCCACCCCGGCCCGAAGGGCGAGATCCCGACCGGACCGGACATCGTCATGGTGCGGAACGCCGGCAAGCCCGAATACTTCAAGGTCCCCCAGGACCTGGCTGATTCGATGAAGATGATCCACGAGGTCGGCCTGGGCGAGTGGGTCAAGAAGCTGTCCATCCCGTCCCGCTGGCTACGGACAGGGGCTACGGCGGCCCCCGGGTTCTCCGTTCGCAACCCGATCCGGGACTGGCAGACCGCCTTCATCAATTCGAAGTCCGGATTCAACCCGATCACGGACTTCACCAAGGGCCTGTTCCACCTCATCACCAAGGACGACATGTACTGGAAGTGGAAGGAGTCCGGAGCCGAGTGGTCCATGCTGGTCACGCTGGACAAGGAGATGGCGGCGGAGGCCGTCAGAGAGATGAAGGCGGAGACGTCCACCGGTCTTGAGGCGTTCAAGGCCAGGTGGCTGAAGAGCCCCCTGGCGTACCTCGAGAAGCTGTCCGAGCTCGGCGAAAAGCCGACGAGGATCGGCGTGTTCGAGAGATCCCTAAAGACCAAGTACGGCATGTCCGACATGGAGGCCGCGGCCGAGTCCCGCAGTGCCTCTACGGACTTCGCCACACGCGGTAGCAAGACCAAGGCGATCTCCGCCCTGTACACGTTCCTCAATGCCCGGGCCCAGACTACGTACAAGATGGCCCAGACAGCGACGGAACACCCTGGCCAGTTCATGATTCGCGGGATCGCTTCCGCGGCCGTTCCAACCATCCTTCTCTACGCGCTCAACCGGGACGACCCGGACTACTGGAAGCGCGACGCCAAGGAGCGTCGGATGTTCTGGTTCCTGCCCATGGTTATCGGTGGGCGCCAGGTCAAGATACCCAAGGGGGAGGTCGGTATCATCTTCGGGAACGCTGTCGAGCTCGCGCTGGAGGCGATGGACGGGGTTCCCGAGGGCAGAATGAAGGTCTCTGAGTTCTTAGAGAGCGTGTTCCAGACCATGAGCCCGATCGGAAACAAGGGAGAGACGCTCCCCACGTTCGCCCGCCCCATCGCGGAGTGGGTCAACAACAAGAAATATTATTCCGACACGGCCATTGAAAACGAGGAGGACCAGAAGAAGGCCCCCTACTTACGGTACGGTCCGCACACGAGCGAGACGGTCAAGGCCGTGGGCCAGGCCATGGGCGCCTTCAACGGCGGAGCTGGCGTGTCCCCGAAGAAGATCGAGAACACTCTGTACGGGTACACCGGTGGCGTCGGGCGCATGACTCTGGGGCTCGTGGACTGGCTGGCCGCCAAGGCCGGCATCCTCCCCGATAACCCGAAGCCGAAGGACCCCAGGAGCAACCCTGTTACTGGAGGGTTCCTGTCCCAGCGGTCGGTGGGATTCGAGAGCGAGCCCGCCCGCATGTTCTACGCGGCCGCCGAGGACGTAGAGATGACCAAGAAGACTCTCGAGAACCTGGTCAAACAGGGTCCGGGAAAACGTGAAGGAGAGATTAAAGCATGGATCGAGAATCACCCGTACGAGATGGAGCTTCTGAAGATCTCCAACAGAAAGAACGCCAGCGGGAACCCGTCCAACCTGTTCATGCAGGGGAGGGAGGAGCTGGCCAACCTACGGAAAGCAGAGCAGAAGATCGGGTCGGACCAGACGATGTCCGCCGAGGACAAGCGGAAGGCACTGGACATGATCGACAAGAGAGTGTCGGCAATCGTGGACCCGGTGTGGAAGCTCCTAAACGCCGTTTCCTCCCAGAAGAAGACCTCGCCCGGGCCAAGCGTAAGATGATAGAGTCCCTGCCGCCCACCGCGGACGAGACCGCCGCGGCCGTCCTGGCCCAGATCGACGAGATGGACATCGACGCGATCAAGGCTAAGATCCCGAAGCTAATCTACGCGGGGATCCTCCAGAGCGCGTTCATCCTGAACAGCCACCTGAAGAACAAGGATCCGAAAAAGAAAAAGGAGGCCGCCGCCGTGTTCCTCGACCGGCTGGGCCAGGCCAACTTCCTCAAAAATATCGCGGCCCTGGGCGCCGGCGAAGAGAAGAAGAACCAGCATAAGCCGGGCACTGCCGAGTGGGGCGCGGAGAAGAAGTGAAAATAAACTACTCCCCCCACGCCAGCCAGCGCCTGATTCACGACGCCCTGGCCCAGGTCTGCACCGGTCTGGTCATAATGGTCATCGCCGGTCGGCGCTTCGGCAAGACCATCCTGGCCTGTAACGAGGTCATTAAGCGGGCGATCGAGACCCCCAACTCCAGGATCTGGTACATCGCCCCGACCAAGGACCAGGCCTTCCGCATCGCCTGGAAGGTCATGCTGAAATATCTCCCGCCCGAGCTGATCGCCAAGAAGCGGGAGGATCGCCATACGATCGAGCTGGTGAATGGATCTCTGATTGAGTTCATGGGAGTCCAGGATCAGATCTTCCTGCTCGGCGTTGGCCTGCATTTTGTCGTCCTCGACGAGTTCCCGACGATCCCCTGGAGCGTTTGGGAAGACACGATCAAGCCGATGCTTATGGACTACAACGGGGATGCCCTGATGATCGGATCTGTCCCCGACCCAAAGACTCATTCCATCACCAAGGAGTTCTTGGAGCTGTACGAGGACGGCCTCGCGTCCGCTCATATCGGGGGCGCCTTTCTAAGGTCCTTCAATTTTCCGTCTAGCGACAACCCGTACACCAGCAAGGTAAAGCGAGACCGTGACATCGCAGACCTTCGGCGGCGCGGGCGCGAGGGGGATGTCAAGCGCATCTACGAGGGCGGATACACCCGGGAGTACGGACTGGTCTTCCCTGACTTTAAGATAGACGTTCACACGTGCGACCCGTTCGAGATCCCGCCCACCTGGATCAGGATCATGGCGATCGACCCGCATCCGCAGAAGCCCATCCACGGGCTCTGGATGGCCCAGGATCCTAACAAGGAATGGTGGTTCTACATGGAGCGGTGCTTCGAGATGGGAGACAGCCGGCACCCGCTCACGGTCCAGGAGTCCGCCGCCCAGATGCGCCTGCTCGAGGGCGAGGCTAAGACCCGCCTCCGGCTGATCGACCCCACGTTTGCCAAGATGGAGCAGAAGGTCATCGGCCAGAGGTCGGTCTTTCAGCAGTACGCTGACCTGGGGCTCTACTTCCGCGAGGGCAACCGGGACTTCATGACCTTCTTCAACGAGATCACGGACCGCTTCCGGGCCCTCCCCCACACGACGGTCCATATTTTCAAGACGTGCCCGGGGCTGATCCGTCAGCTCCAGAGCTATATGTGGGATTCCTGGTCCAGCCTGAAGGCTCGAGAAGAGAAGGGCGCCAAGGACCGACCCAAGGCCACGAACGACGACTTCATCTCCTGTATGAAGTACATCGCCAACACCAACGTCCCCAACGTGGACCCTGATAAAGTGCGAGACCAGCTCGCGGGTCTAAACAACAGCCGGTGGCAGAGGCTCCGCGCCGCCACGGCATAGGAGATCACAATGATGAACGAAAACCAGGTCGAAACCCTGAAGACGTGGCTGGAGCGGTTCAAGAGATCCGAGGACTTCGTCCGCCCACAGCGGGACCGAGGCAAAGAGAACTACAAGCTCTACAAGATGTACAAGAACCAGAGCGAGAAGGTGTACAAGCATGATATGTTCGTGCCGTACTCCTTCGCCTTCCTCGAGGATCTGGCCGCCTACTTCATGCTGTCGGTCGTCGCCTCCCCGACGCTGTTCACGATCGAGCCCCGGTGGCAATCGGTGGACACGTCGATGTGCAAGGCCCTCGAGACCATCATCAACTGGTCGGTTCTGGAAGAGCGCACGGAGTTTGCCCTCGAGATCGAGGAGATGCTGAAGAACCTGAACCTGTACAACTCCGCGTACCTTATCAACTACCCGGTCATGATGGAAGTTGACAGCCGGCACCCGGAGACCGGGGACATCATCCAGGGCTCGAAGGTAGAGGCGTTTGACTACCTCCACCTCGACGCTCCGCACCCGTTCCTCATGTTTCCTGAGCCTGGCCCGAAGCGTCTTTCCCGCTCTAACTGGCTGATAAAGCAGAGTTTCGAGACATACGATAATCTGAAGGCGTGGGAGAGGGACAAGATCTACAAGAATCTGGGCGACATCAAAAAGGGAGACCAAACCAGCGAGGTCGATCCCGTCGAGACGATGCTGTCCAGTATCGGTATGGGGTCGGTGGAGTATAACAGAAGCAAGATCGAGATCCTCGATTGCTTCAGCGACGGCGACGTGGTGACGATCGCCAACCGCAGGGCCATCATCCGGGACACGACCGAGGATGCGATCCGCCCCTATTCCTTCGATCTCCCCGCACTCGACTGCCGCTTCGCCGGCGCCCCGGGTGAGTTTGACGGCATGGGAGCGATGGAAGTCACGAAGCCGCTTCAGAGAGAGCTGAACCTTCTCCGGTCCCAGCGCCGAGAAAACGTGGCCCTGATCCTGAACAAGCTCTTTAAGTACGACATGATGGCCGGCGAGGTTGATCTGACCACGCTGTTCTCCGCTCCCGGGAACGTCATCGTCGAACAGGGCGACTGCATCTCGGAATTGCCGATCACCGACATCACGGCCTCGAGCTACAAGGAAGAGCAGAGCCTGATCTACGATCTCCAGAGCGTCCTGTCCTTCTGGGACTACGGGCGCGGCGCTACGCCAAGGCGCAAAGAGACGGCTACTGGTATTATACGACTCCAGCAGGCCGCCCAGGCCCGCAACGAATGGCACCTTCGGAAGCTGGACGCGTACGTTCTCCAGCCCCTGTGCCGCCGGATCATCACGTACCTCCGCGAATCCCTGCCCAAGGCGGACGCGGTGGCCATCGTTGGCAAGGAATACGCCGAGGGCATCAACAGGTTCTACGCGCTCGAGACCAGGGACCTCCGGCGCCTGCTCCACGTTCGTCCCATGACTGACTCGATCAGCTCGATCAAGGAGATCGACACGAATATGTTCCTCCAGGCTTTCGACCGCCTCATCAAGATCCAGGGCGTGAACGTCACGTCCCTCATTAAGATCCTCCTGGAGAAGCTGGGCCAGAGGAACATCAAGGAAATCATCCAGTCCGTGCCCACTCCCGCCGGGCAGGACGCCACGGCTCAGGCCCTGGCAAAGATGAAGAGCGGGCAGGCCGGGCCCGAAGGAGAGGCCCTACTGAAGAGTTTCTCGGCTGGCGGACAGCCCAACCCGGCGGCGGCGCCGGCAAGTCCTATCTCTGGCATGGAGGGTGTGAATGTTTGACAGAAAGAATCGTCCTAAGTCCTTCCAGGGCACGCTCGGCGCGGGCCTGCCCTACGAAGACTTCGAGACCGCGGTGGAAGCCCCGGACTCTGTTAAGGACAACCTCGAGAATATGCGGCCGATGATTAAGGCCATCCGGGAGACGGCGGCCACCGACGGCTGGTGCCTGTACATCGCCCCGTTCCTGGAGAAGAAGAGGAACCCGGCCCGGATCCTGGAGATGATCGAGAAGGGCGAGGACGCCAAGACCGAGGCCGGCTTCGTGAAGCTGGCCACCTCTCTGCTTAACCTGGTCAGCTCGATCCTACGCACGGGCGCGAGCCTGGACAGGCTGGCCGTTCCCAAGGAAGACGAAAAATAGACAAAAAAAAGGGGGAGCAGGCGCGGGCCTACTCCCCCTTGGGTTCAAGCGTGGCGATCCCCTAGCCGGCGCTGGGGGTAATCGAACTCGTCTTCGTGAAGCCGGTCGTCTTAATGTTGTGAAGCCTGAAGCTCGACCGCGTCGGTAGCTTCTCCTTCTTGTCCGACCCGCACTTACACTTCCACTTCGATACGTCGATCGACGGAAAGAACTCCTCAGTCACCCCGCCGCAGTCAAGGCAGTGGATTATATAGATTGGCATCTATCCCTCCCATCGTAAGGTGGCGCATAAAGACGGCGATTGCCGACCGATAGCGCTTCTCGTACATGAGCTGGCGGGCCAGGCAGTGGGCCTGTCTCTCGTTCGTCGGGTCCATATAAAGATCGTACGCGATGTTGGACAGATAATTGATTCGGTTGCTATGACTTACCTGGTGGTGCGTCATGAAGCACGCCTCTGCTGGGATCCTCTCCACAACCGTCATCGCAACATCCGGCCTCGGGACCAGGCGTTCGTGCATCGTCCCCTTCCACGTCCAGAGGCGGCGGTCGTGCCACCGGGCGTCGTTCCAGAATCTGTTCGTCGGGTTGTCCTGGAAGTCTACCTCCATCCTGCCCGCGCCACTCTCTATCAGTCCGTCTATCGCTCTGATATCGAGCCACTCGAAGCGCTCGTCGGCGTCGGGGGTGCAGACCATGTTGTTCTTGGCCCAGGATTCGGCCGCCCGCCGGGCGGCCCCGTAGTCGAACAGTTTCATTCCGGCCCGGATGATCGGCTCCTCGTTAGGCCCGACGAACTCATTGTTGACAGCGGCGGCGAATCCTGGAGTTATCTGGATCTCGAAGTAGCTCCGGCTTATCTGGATGATATTGGCCCCTGCGTCCATGGCGAGCTGGGCGGTCCCGTCCGTACTGCCGGTATCGAGCAGTACCAGGTCGCCGCCTTTGGCCAGGAAAGTACGGAGATCGAAGAGGAGGCCCGGGAGGGATTTCTCCTCGTCCCGGGCTACAACACACACGCTAAACTTTGGCATCGGGTGGGGGGCTGTACGATACTTTAAGACCGAA